ATCATCATAACCATCTACTTTCTCTTTATACTCAAGATTCTGTTCTTTCAAAGCAATGTTGTCTTCACGTGCGGTTAGATACTTATCATTAGTATCACTGAACTTATCAGTCAACTCATTATGCTTGGTAGTTAGTTCATTAAACTCTTCTTCCATTGGTTGTTCTCCTTCAAGATTTTTGTTTACATTTAGGTCTTGCACAAAATTGCCACTATGGACAACCTCTAGTTTACCATCAGCAAAGTTCATTTTGTTTTGAGCAAAGAAATCTTCTTTAGTATCAGCATCAAATATCTTAGCTGCTGGCACTGCTCCAGAGTAAACAAGACTGGCTTCACTGGCTCTTACTTCATCTAGCATTACATAACACTTCTCATCGGCTTGTGCAATACCTGAAGCTGCGTTCTCCACTGCATATGTTCGTCCTGGAACGTGGTCACAGTTTCTGTAATCGTGGATGTCGAAACCACAAATGCTACACTCATGTACACCAGCGTTGAAACCAATGGATACGGAGTCAAGAATGTCTGCGTCAATACGAGTTTTGATGTCGTCATATTCTGATACCTCTTTTGGAACGAAAAATGTTGTATGTACAGCGTCTTGATTAACCTCGGCTTTATACCAAGAACCTACAGGTAATTTCTGTGAGTTATGGGAAAGCAATACTGGTAAACCATCTGCATTAATTTTATTCATTACATCGTATAAAGCTTGAGGCTTGAACTTAGTATTGTAAGCTGTTGGATTTAAATCAATCAACAAAGCTGTGGCCTCAAAGGCTCCTTGGGTGGGTTTTTTAGGTGGCATATATTTTCTCCTTATTATGAACTGGACTTATTGCCCTTTGTATCTCCTGCACCATCACCACCACTAACACTTCTACCTAATGGATCAGCATTAGGAGATATGTTTTCAGTGTCTACTTCAGGACCACCTGTTAAGAACAAGGTTCCAGATAATTCTTCAGTAGGAAGGTGCATTATATTTAATTCAAGAGCAGCTTCACTATCCGTGATATGCCCAAATGATTGCAGTTGTAAGATCCTATTTTGCTTAGCTAATTTTTGAGGTTCTAGCTCAAGATCAGGTCTAAGATTAATAGGATCATGTTTTATCATGATCGACCCTTTCATACCCATTAATCTTGCAGTGATTGTATAAGCCTGTGATAGTATCTTATCACATCTTTCCTGTAAGAAGGTTAATGAATTAACAAAGGTCATCGCCTCAACTGAAGCAATGTTTTGAGAACCGCCTGAGTTCTTACCTAGTATACTAGGCAACACTTTGAGTGCACTCGTTAACTGTGAATCAAGGATATCAAGAATAGGACGGAAATCAACTGTCATACTACCTTGAGTAGAAAGATAATCAATTTCTATAGAGTCAAATATAACAATAGCATCTTCTGGGTTTAAACTAGAAAGGCCATCAGCAATAACCTTTTTTTGATTAGTTAACCACTTACCTAACTTTGCTGGATCCATACGAACATCAGCTGGAGCATTCTTTCTAAGAACATCTTCAAGTATAGTTACCTTATGTCTAGGATATCCAGCTCTACGAATAACTCTTTGAATATCATTAATAACTGTTTGTTTAAATGTCACAGCTTGAACAGCTGGGAGTAAAGGTGAGTCAGCAACAGCTTGATCTGGTCTACGGTCGGTATTAACGAAAAAGAAGGTAGGGATTTCTAAGTTAATCTCTTTACCTTGTGATTGTTGATAGGGATAGAATATACCATTCTTTTTCTTCCATAGTATTTCTTTACTGGCTACTGTTATCATTCTTGTAGGTAACTTGTATTGGTCTAGAATTACTTCTATACCTAGTCCACCTTGCATAAACAGTTCCATAATTATATTATCAGCAAGCTCATTAAGGTCTGGAGTGTTAACTGAACTCAACCAGACATTATCCATAATGGCTTTAAACTGTTTAGTCTTATCAGCATCAAACTCGCCCTTGTCATTCATAAACATCATCTTAATGTTAGTAGAAGCAAAACGAGTAACTGCCCAAATAGCTTGTGAGAAGTCAGAGTCATATTTCTGTGCTTCTATTAAGACCGTTGGTATATCTCCAGATGCCCTTAGATTAGTGCCATCATAATAGGCATTAAAAGGTAAAGGAGAATATTGGTCACCATCTTTAGTTGGTGCTAAAGACTTAGTCTTAGTAGACGCTTTTGCACCATTAAAAAATGATTTTATCTTAGCAAGTGATACAGCCATTTAAGTCCTTCAAATTTCTTTACTAGTTATAAGGTTACAAGAGATCAATGACAATCCCTACTGCATTTTCGTAGTTTCTACTGTAGGTAAAGCAAAATGACTACCAGAACCAGCAAAAATATCAGCAGCGCAATACATATATCCAACAGCATGTAAGAAGTGATCTGCTTTAACTTTGACATATCTTTCAGATTCAACCACATCATCTTTAAGTCTTTGCTTAACCATCCCCTGCATATGTTCTTTAAATAGTTCAGTGTTATCTCCTTGTTGTACTATCATCTCGTTGACACTTAGTACCTTATCAAATAGCTGTGTTCTAGCGATCGTTACGTCTTCCTCATTACCTTTTATCTGGTAGTAGTCTTTCTGATTGTCTGAGTAGTAGGCAGTGTAAGCTGCTCCAGGTAATAGGTCTCTTATATCAGAAGATAGTTTAGTCTGAGGTAAAGCATCAAGAACCATACCAAGAACAAACTCCTCTTTAATAAGTGTCTCTACTCTTTCCTTTATATCATGCTCAGATACTTTTTCTTTTCTATTAATTATCATCTGACCATCTGGATTTTTAGTACCGGTCACTAACCAACAATCTTTACCAAAGTCAATACCTATGAATATAGGCATATGTAAAGATAAAGACATCTCTACGACTTTCTCAGTATCAAAGATCTGATTAGCATCAATATAATCATCTCCCAGGCCAAAGTTAACCCAGTCAGAATATAATTCATAATCTTCTCTTGATCTGATGAGGTCGAACGGTCTTTGTGTGGCGGTGTTCCAAGGACGTACTTGATATCCAGAGATGTATCTACCAGGATGTTTAGCTACCCACTCCATGTCTATATAGTCATGATATGTTAAAGAGGTACGACATTTTTGACACAGTAGTTGTACTTGGTCAGGCCCTATGTTAACAAGATCATCCATTGATATGTCTTCCGGTCTAACGTCCTTATAGTCTGGGTGTAAGATAACCACATCTTCAAAGAAATCATGTTCATTCCAATGGTTACACTTTGGACACTTCATAAGATAGTGCTGCTGAGTACTCATATCGAACTCTTTAGAGATAGCAAAGTTAGGGATGGTTGGTGTAGAGAACCTTTTAATTATCTTATATTTAGAATGAGATAATCGAGAGTTATATTTACCAACTACGGCGAGGTCTGAGAAGTCATACTCATCAGTTACAATCATATCAGCCGGGACTGAAATAGCTGAACTAGAACCTTTTGTACCTTTAATATATAAGTAAGATTTACCTAAAGCTTTAAGTTCTTTACTATCTACTTTACGGTCCAACAAGTTCTTAAGCAGTGGCGACTCTTGAATGATATCATCTACTCTGGTCGTCGAGAAATTCAAAGCCATCGTACGTGTTGGTTGTGTCATGATACATGTAGTACCTTGGTGTCTAGCAATAAATGCCAAGATAACCCTAACAATAATTTCAGTCAAACCTACCTGAGAACACTTCTTTACAACTAGGTGTTGAGAGTCATCATTTATAATCTTCTCTTGGAACTCATGATCTATCAAAGAGAAGTTGATACCTAGTAACTTGGTATTCTTCATAATCCATTCTGAGTTAGTAAGGCCATGCTCTAGCATACCATAGCGACCCTGCATCTCAGATACAAAGTTAGAAATGAACGGATTGTTATCTACTTCATTCATTTGGTCAACTTCCTAATAACACGGTCTTTTAACTCTGGCGACTCCTCATCCAATGCCATTAGAACAGCTTCTTTAAACTCCTTGACAGCTTCAATGTCATTGAGTTTTTCTTCATTCCGCAGTATGAACTGTAAAAATTTCTGAGCCTCTTTCATTATGTCTAAGTCTTCTTTGGTCTCTATCTGTCCCATTGAAGTTATCTTAGCTTTAATCATATTGTACTGTATTGTAAATTCATCCTGAAGGTCGAATGTGGTATCATTATGATCTATGGGAAGTGCACTTATTAAGTTCAATATCTCTTCATGATATTCCTCTTCCACTAAGTGGTTAACATCATTAGGGTTGATCTTTAGTCTATGCAATGCCCTGATGACATTGCCATTAATTATTTTATTCATTTGTCCGTCCTTTTTATTTATCGCATCTTGGTAGTTCGATATCATCTACAGTGACATCGTTTGGATTGTATCTAGCATCTGGAGATTCATTCTCTATCTCAGCCAGAAGACTATTCTCAGCTGAGAATAGTTTGTCATAGATTGTTTTCTTTGTTACTCTTCTTTCTAGACCATAGACACCTGCAATATTCTGTCTTGTACTGA